GAAAATGCAGTAGTTTTATATTGCTTAATTACTCACGCATTCAACTATCAAATAGCCTTTAATAAGAATAGAGAGTTTAATATGCCGTCTGGTGCAAGCAGGTCTTACTTCTCTAAGTCGTTAGAGGATAAACTTGTAAAATACATAGAAGCTATCGACAAGAAAAATATTAGTTTTTACAGTAGCGATTTCCATAATTTGAATTTAGATTCGCCAGAATTTAATAACACTTTCTATTATTGTGATCCACCTTATCTTATTACTGTTGGTGGATATGAACGAGATTATTTTTGTAAATGGTCAGAAGATTATGAGAGAGAGCTTCTTAATTTACTTGACATTATTAACTCAAAAGGTGGCAAATTTGCTTTGTCGAATGTTACAGAACACAAAGGTAAAGAAAATACAATTCTTAAAGAGTGGAGTAAGAACTACAACACACATTATCTAATCAAAGATTACAATAATTGTAACTATCAAACTAAGGTAAAAACAGGCAACAGTTCAACGGAAGTTTTAATCACAAATTATTAAAGGAGATGACGAAAATCAAAACAGCTAAAGAGTTAGAAGATACAATCAACTTTTTCACACAAACAACTGAAGATTTTCAAAACAATATTAAAAACGAATCATTGCACGACTACGAAACACAAGATATCTTACATAAACTTGAACTTGAAGATGTGTCGTATCACGACACTGCCAAACTTGGGAAAGCTTTAACGAAAGTTAGAGAGAACCGTAGAAAAGCAAAAGATAGTGTAGAACTTAATGCTCCATTAGTAGAATGGATTCAGTCACATTCTGATGCGTTAAAATCATTACAGAAAGTTCTGGGAGAGACCAGAAAAATTGAGGACAAACAGCGTAGAAGAATGTATGTCCCAAGAACGAAGATTGTCGAGGAGGTAATTCATTGATAAATACAGGGTGGGCATTTAAGCCTAATGAGAAAGAACTTCATGAAGAAAATCTTGCAATATACAAGAAACTTGCACCGAAAGCAAAATTGATTTGGCTGAACTTTTACACAAAGAAGTACGATGTTACACAAGACGATTTGCAGAATTATATGTGTTACACGCAGAAGGGATATGGTTACGGTAACATTACATACAAGGTGTTAAGTAATCCGTTCAATTTCACAGAAGATGAACAGGCTCTGATTTGCGATGGTGGCAATCTTTGTTTTGGTTATCGTAAATTGGGCAACTTAATTACGATTTATATAGATTAAGGAGATATTAATGAAGTATATGGGAAGCAAGTCTCGTATTGCTAAATATATTGTTCCAATATTACAGGAATGTATTGACAGCAATCATGTGACTACATACATAGAACCCTTTGTTGGAGGGGGTAATGTAATTGATAAGATTCGTTGTCAAGAGCGTATAGGCTCTGACATAAATCCGTACCTGATAGCATTGCTCAAAAGAGTACAAGAAGGAAAACCTTTACTTGATGAAGTGTCGAGAGATACATACAACCTTGTGAGAGATGCTTGGAAAAACGGGACAGATAAAGACAAATACGAACAGTGGTATGTTGGCAATGTAGGTTTTCTTGCTTCGTATAATGGCAGATGGTTTGATGGCTGGTATGCAAAGCCTTACATTGTAAAAACACCTAATGGGAGTAAAACCCGTGACGGGTATCAAGGGAGTAAACGCAACCTCGAAAAACAGGCAAGTAATTTGTTCAATATTACTTTAAAGTGTAACGAATATAAGGAGTACGCTCCACAACACTACAAAGGTTGTGTATTTTACCTTGATCCACCGTATTTGAACACTAAACCATACAGTATTAATCCAACTTTTGACCACGAGGTTTTTTGGAGTTGGGCAAGAGAGTTGTCTAAAAACAATTATGTGTATATTAGCGAACTTGTTGCCCCAAAAGACTTTGAAATAGTTTGGAACAGGTCAACATTAGTTAGCATAGATGCACACAACACAAAAACAAGAAATGAATGTTTGTTTAAATGGAAAGGATAATGATAAATGATTCATTTTGTGAGCAGAAAACAGATTGACGCCATCATTAAAGAGTGTCAAAAGTTAGATGAGCTAATGGTACTTGTCGTAATGCAAGAAGATGGAAGTGGTTTTACTGTTGTGTGTGATCATATTGTATCGCATTGTGATGATTTGATTTACACACACATAACAAAAGGATATGCTTCGTTTGTATTTAGCAATAATAGTAAGATTGAAGTGGTTACAGACAAATACAAAGGTAAAGGTGAGAAATACAATAGTATGATTATAGACAAAAACATTGACTCGGAGCTTATTAAAACCTTCTGCGCTCCGTCCAATCTATCTTACAAAGAAAAAATGGAATTAAGAAGGAGAATGATAAATGTATATTGTACAAGTAAGACACATACAGGATAAAAACGCAAAAAGATATACATGCAAAGTCCCAGATAATGAATCTCTTAATAAAGGAGATATGGTTCTGGCACGAAATGCTAATGGCAAAGAAAGTGTTGCGATTTGTGTTACAGATAGCGAAAACCTTTCGACTAATGCCATTGATATGATTATGTGTGGTGCTGAAGTGCTGAGCGAAGTTATTGGAATATATAAAATTTATAAGTTTAAAACTGAATCCGAGATAGATTTGGAAAATACCGCAAGTGAATACACACAAGCAATGGCAAAATATTGTACAGCAACAATTCCAGAGGTGTAAAAATGGCAGATAAAACACGAGTTTTACAGGAGTGCGACAATGAAAATTATTAGACAAGGCAAACCTGAATTGCAAGTAGTTGAAACAATGTACACAAAAGAATGTTTGAGATGTCATTGTCAATTTCGTTTTAATATCAATGAAACACATTATGGAGACCTTATATATGATAACTGCATGTATGTTCGGTGCCCGTGGTGTGGACATGAAATTAAAGAATATTTTTAAAAGAAAGATTTTAATATGTTGTAAATGCAACGGAAAGGTGGATCGTAATGACACACAAGAGACTTAGAAAGCTTTTACAAGCAACAGGTATACAAAGAAACAATGTAGAAGATGTTATTCGCAAATACCGAGAAGATTATTTTTATACAGCAAATGAAGATGTTTACAATCGCTATTGTGTGCGTGAACTGTTTAGTGTGGTAGTTAAATTTGCACACAGGAGTGAATAAAATGATTCAAATTATTAGAGAAGGCAATTTGACCAAGTAATTGAGACTATTATATCGGCATTGATTACCAACGAAACACCACCAACACAATTAGTTAGTTATTTGGAATATAGAACTCATCATATCTATATTGAATTTGTCAACGAAGCAACGCTTGAAATAAACACAATTGAGGGGTGATAAAATGAAAAGAAAACCTATCCCTAAATCAGTAAGACTTAAAGTATATGAGAAATACAACGGGCATTGTGCATATTGTGGTTGTGAACTTGAACTAAAGGATATGCAAGTTGACCATATTGAAAGTGTTTATTGGTATAACGGTGCAAATGATATTGAAAATTATAATCCTGCTTGCAGAATGTGTAATTTCTACAAATCAACAATGCCTATTGCAGATTTCAGAAAGCAGTTAGGAAAGCTAACATCAAGACTCAAAGACATTTTTATTTATCGTTTGGCTAAGAAATATGGGTTAATCACAGAAGTTGAAAAGCCTGTGAAATTCTATTTTGAAAAGGAGGACAACCAATGAACGACTATAAAACCAGACTTTTATCCGAGTACAAAGAACTCGTAGATAGGATTAGTAAGCTGAGGGTGTTTCTTAATAAATGGGACAACGGACAACTTTCGTTTGTCCCAAAGCCCTCAAGGGCAATCTATTCAAGACAACTCGAAGCAATGTGTACTTACAAGATGTGTCTTGAAAGTAGAATGCTGACAGACAGAATATCCTTTAAGGAGGTTGAAAATGTTTAAATTTAAACCATACATAACGGTTATTGGAGAAAACGGCTTAACGGTAGATTTTGAATTGTCGCAACTCGGCACCTTTATGGCAAATAACATTGACATTGATAATGGGTTAGTTTGGTGTAATGAAGTTTATATTGAAACTAAGGCGATTGATTTATCGGTTATCGAACACAAAACTTCTCGTTTTAAGTTATTTGCCGATACTGTTACACAGATTATTCTTCATCCTTATAGAGCAAAAAGCAAATCTCTAATCTTGCATTTAGACACCGATGCCAAAGTTATACATAATAAAGACACGAACACAATTATTATTTCCAACTTATCAGATACAGAGAGGATGATGTAATGAGTAAAATAAAACAATCAATGGAGATAGCAACTAATAGATATAAAGCAAAGCCAATTTTTGTCGAAGAAAAAAGGTTTATCGAATCACGATTACCTCAAATTGCACCTCTTCCAGATGCGTGCTGGATATATGGTGGCGATACAAAAACTGTTTGGGTAGATTTATATTCTTCAGATTATTTACTGAAATTTAAAGTTGAAAATGGAGGAAAATTTTCTGTACTAAAAGACAACAGGTCTTTATTTGAAAACTACACCCCTGTGTCACTGGAAGATACATTAGAGCGTGAAAAAGAACGAGTAAATAATTTATATAATAAATGCGTAGACAGACTAACTGATTATGTAAAAAACAACCCCCAAAAGATATATAAGATAAATCATTCAGGTGGTAAAGATAGTGAACTCACAATGGCTATTTGGAATGATATGTTAAATATTGTTGGTTTTACGCCTGATTATGAATTTGTATTTTTCAATACTTCAAACGAAACAGCAGATGTATATAAAAG